ACAAATGGTTGAAATATGCTGAAGGAGAATATTGGATCCAATGGCATAAAGAAATCGAAAGAGGATTATGGTATGGTAGAATGAATAATACTGTTCCTGGTGCTAATGGCCGACCTGTAAGAACTGGCCCTGGCGTACAAGAACTATTAGAAGATTCTCACGTACATGTATATAATACTCTAACTGAGAAATTAATCCGTGAATATCTACTAGATATCTTCTTCGGAAGAGTAGATATGAAGAACAGAAACATTGTAGCTTACACTGGTGAGTACGGAATGTTAGCATTCCACCAAGCAATGGTTAACGCTTCTTCTCCTTTCTTAGTTGTGGATACTAAGTTCATTCAAAATGCATCTGGACCTTCAGCTAATAACTTAGCATTCGGTGGACAGTATGTAAAATACAATGGACCTAATGGTATTACTCTTACTCTTCGTCACAATCCAGTGTACGATGATAGAGAAATTAACCATTTGATGGATCCAAATCTTCAGGTTCCTGTTGAGTCTATGAGGTTTACCTTCTTAGATTTTGGAGGCCCAGGAAGTCTTGGTAATATCAAGTATGTTCACAAGAAAGCAGGCTATAAATTAGGTTACGTTTCAGGTCTTCAAACACCTTACGGATCTAACAAAGGCGGGTTGATGAGTAATTCTAAAGACAGCTATACTATGATAGTTCATGATCAATGTGGTATCCAGATTGATGACGTAACTCGTTGTGGTGAGTTAATTTTAGGAACATAATTAACTAAAACTTTTTAAAGTGGAAAAAGAAGGACATTTAATTTACGTAAAACCAATCATAAAGGAACGCTGGCATGGCCTACATAAAATGGGTCGTACCAAGTTCCAAGGAACTCACGATGTTTTCCAAGCTATTTATAGTCAACAAGTTGGCGGTTTTAACACAGGACTAAGTTCTGAAGATGAGGACAGACTAGGTAAGCTCATTGGGCATGACCTAAAGAATCATACGAAGAATGAATACTGGCATAACTTTAAGATTATATTAGAAGACAAAACAACTGTGTTCGACACAAGAATTCCTCTTGAGGAATTACAAGTTAAGTTTATGAAAGCGAGTAAGTTCGTAGCCAATTCTGTTAAGGAGTTGGATAAAGGCAATTGGCCTGAAGCTCGCTACGTAATACATGATGAGGTCGAAGAGTTGGAGAGAGAGGCTACAAAAATCGAGGTGAAAGCTCGTGCTGTAGAACTCTTTACTTCTCTAAGTCCTGAGAAGAAAGTAGATTTATTGAAAGTATTCGGAAAAGGAGCTACCAATGTTTCTGAGAAGTTTGCTTATACAAAACTCTATGAGATTCTTGAAGAAAATCCTGAATCGTTTATCAAACAAGCTTCTATGAAGCCCGCAGAATTAAAGACTAGAGCTTTATTCTTCGATTTGGAAAACAAAGGAATTTTCAGAAGGAAAGGAACAGCTGTTTTGTATAACGACCAACAGGTTGGTTTCGACTATGATGATGCTGTCTATAATCTCTTGAATCCAAAAAATCAAGAACTTTTATTGAAGTTAAAAGATGATTTAGAAGCTAGAAGCTAATGACGATTCAAGATATGCATTGGGATTTTAAGTTAAAGTTGAATAAGATCGACAGTTCAGACTTTACCAATCTTCAGGTTCCTGAAATTGATTGGTTACTGAATGAAGCTCAGATACTTTTCTTAAAACAACGATATGGCATATCGAATCAAAAACGCTTAGGCTTTGAGATCTCTCAAAAAAGGATTGATGATCTAAGAAACTTAGTGGTGAAGGACAGAGTCCTTCCCGCTACAGCTTCTGGAACGGTCACCAATCAGTTTATCTCAGATGTTCCTGCAGGTTATGCTTTTCTTATACGAGCCACAGTAATGGGGCAAGTAGGATTAGAACCTATAGAATGTGTGAGTAAAGAGTTAACTGCAATTCAAGTTCAACATGATGACTTAAGTAGTGTTCTAGGTGACCCTTTTTACGCTCCCAGCTATAAGTGGGGAGAAGTACCTATGGTCTTTGGAACTCAAGTAAACGCAGTAGGTCCACCAACAACGTATGATCAGGATGAGATTTATACATATACGGATGGTACGTTCATTATAACTGCTGTGAATATTGACTATTTAAGAATGCCTACTAGGGTTGCTTTCCCTGGTGGTGTACCAGGAAATCAATATAATATGCCAGATGGAACTGTTATAAGCACAGTAACTCCAGGAAACACAAATTGTGAACTTCCAGAAGCTACCCACGAAGAAGTGGTAGATATAGCAGTACAAATTGCGGCAGGGGACATTGATCATCCAGGTTATCAAGTGAGAGCAATTAAGACAAGTATTCACGAATAAAACTAAAAAATTTCAATTATGGCAGAAAAAAGAGTATTTACGGTAATCCCAACAGTAAGAGCGGCAGCGGGTACTATTACCTGTGCGGATGGTGTTACTACTAGACTCCCGCCTTTAGCAGGTGCTATCGTAGGAGCAGGAATAACTTTAACTAATTTTCAAGCTCATACTGGTGGTGTTGTAGCAGGAAGTATCGGTGTTTTTAACGCTGCAACTAATACTACAATTGCAATGGGAGCAGGAGTTCTAGCGGGCTTAGACTTTTATATTGCAGTAGCAACAGCACAAGCTGTACCACAAGGATCAGCAGGAACTGGGTTTTTAATCAGAAAAACAAAAGTAATAAGTCGTGCAGATGTGACTAGTGTTACTAACCAAGCTCAAATATGTTCTGAAGCTAAAGAAATCACAATGTCTGGATTTACAGCTGATTGTGATACTGAGTATTGCATTAAGATTCGTTATGAGTCTGAAGCAATCAAGCAAACTTACGGATATCAAGATCTGGTTAAGACTTACACATATACAACTTCTTGTTGTGGTGATGATTGTGCTTGTCCTGATGGAGATTGTGCTGAGTTAGCTTACGGTATTTCTACGAATGTTAATGAGGATGCAGATGACTTAGTAACTGCGTATCCTGAGAAACAAACTGCACCAGGTGTGTGGGCAGCTATTACAGATGCAGATTTTAACACTGGTATTCTTTGTACTGATGTTAGAGTTAGATTTGTAGGTGCTACAGGAGCATTCTTCGATGGATGTGGTCCTAACCCTAAGACACTTAACTTCGTTAACACTGATTTTTATATCGGTTTAACTTGTGGTTTTGAGTGTAATGGTTCAGTAGCTGATACTAATACTATCATCTATGAAGAAGGAATAGGAGAACGTTCGGTATTTATAGAATTCCTTTCCCAAGAACTGTAGTTGATAAGCTTGCAGTAGCAGGAGTTGGTTATGATATAGTTAATATTGAATTTAACGATGTTCATGATTCAGCTAACACTATTGGTTTAGTGGCTTCTCCAGAGAAAGTAGTTGTTGCTGTAGATAATACAGACGCTATCGCTTTGGCAGCTGCATTCTAAACATAGGGATGTTTAACTTTAATGAGGGAGATTTCAAATCTCCTTCATTATATTTTGTAACTTAAAGGGTTCGTTGATATTGGATTTCTAATCACAATACACGGACCCTTTTTACCAAAAAACACCCAATGACTGCAGGAACAGTAGAATATTATGAATGTGTGCTTAAAAATTTGGCAGTAAAAATTGTCAAAGATTGTAATAATAAATGTGACACAGATCAAGAGATCTATACTCTCTTTAGAGATTTAGAGGGTTTATTAATGTCATTATACTATTATGATCCTGATAAATCAGAATGTCTATATCTAGAAGAAGAAATAGCTGTTATTAAAGATGGTATAGATAGACTAATAAGAAATTATGTACAAGCAGGTAACTGCAAAAACTGTAAATGCGGATGAGCGACCTTATAAGAATAGTAAGTATATGTCCATGCACTACAGAAGGAGAGACTGGATTTAATTTTTATTTAAATTCTACAACTTTTCAAAATGCTCCTGTTGCTATTAACATAGACACTTTAGATATAAAAAATTCAACTACAGGAGAAGTGTATAGTTCAAGTTCGACACCAGTTACTTTAACAGTAGGAACTGTAAGTGCTCTGGGGTCTACCTATTATACCTTTAAAGCAGTATTCACTAATGTTACAGGAGTAATGCCTGAAGGATATTATGAATACCAGCTACAAATGGATTATACAGATAGTGCAGGAGTAGGACAAAATGATAAAGTATTTTTTGGAAGAAAGATTTCTTTATGTGCTACAG